GAGCTGAAATATATAGCTGTCACTGAGCATAGTGAAGATGAAGAGACAGGGAAGATAGTCCGCATACATCATCACATAATCATAAACAGCGGTCTTAATCGTGATGAAGTAGAGGAGCTATGGAGAAAAAAGAGAACAAAGGGGGAAAGTCAAGGAAAAAAGATAGGATTTGTAAACGCTAATAGGATACAGGAAGATGAAAATACAGGTCTTACGTCTCTTGCTAAATACCTAAGCAAAGATCCAAAAGGAAAAAAGCGTTGGACCTGCTCCAAAAATCTTGTCAATCCTACAAGTAGAACAAATGACTATAAATATACAAGAAAAAAGATAATCAGCCTTGCGACTAATCATATAGATATCTCCTATTGGGAAAGGAAATATCCGGGTTGGACTATCAAAGACAAGATAGGCGGATATGAGGCTGTATATAATGATTTTACAGGTTGGAGTATATATCTGAAACTTAGAAAAAAAGAGTAGAGGAGCTGTCAATAATGCTTAGTTGACGTTTTTATACAAAATACCCACGCAGGTTTCAAAAACATTTTGAAACTAATCTATACTTTTTATGTGATTTAGTCAACTAACTATAAATATATCAAAAAATGAAAGGAGTAAAAGAGATGAAAATACAAAATATCAATGTAAATCTATCTGAAATTCAAGATGGAGAATTACAGAAAAATTTTGAAAAGGAGCTGAAAAAGGTAATTGAGAGCTTTTTGGAAGAAAAGGCAGATTTGAGATTGGCAAGGAAAATCCAAATAAACCTACAATTCAACATATACGAAGATAAGGGAATGTTGGTAACTTCTGATATTAAGACAACAATTCCAAAAAAGAGTATAAGACCTACTCTAATAGCTGCTATAAAAAATGTACCTGGCAACTATAGTTTTGTTGAAACTAATATCAAGAAACATATAAGCGGACAAATCAGCTTTGGAGATATTCGAAGTGAAATGAGCGAAGACAATGTACTGACGCTTTATGATGAGATTGCGGAAAACTAAGGAAAACGGAGCAGATGATGAGAAATGATATAAGAAGATATACGTCAATGAAAAGTAATGCACAAGGTCATATATTTGAGCAGTCTATTGAAAGAGCATGCACAATATATAGAGATAGAAATATTGCACATATTATAAAAGTGCCTGAGCCGTTTAGGGTGATGAAAAAGCTCCAAAACGGAATATTTCAAGGTAGATTTACCGCAAGGGCGGAGCCTGATTTTCAAGGTACATTATCATCCGGACAAAGCATAGTATTTGAGGCGAAACATACGATGCAGGATAAAATGTTGCAAAGTGTACTAACTAATGTACAGATACAATCACTGCTAACACATGAAAGCCTTGGAGCAAAGGCAGGGGTGTGTATATCCATTCAGGATGAATTTTTCTTTATACCTATAAGGATATGGGCGAATATGAAAGAGCTTTATGGAAGAAAGTATATAAGAGCAGATGATATTCAAGAATATAAGGTAAAGTTTAACGGAGCTGTTATGTTTTTGGACTATGCATAAAAGAAAAAGGAGAAAAACAAATGAGAAATACATTAGCAGATTTGAATAATATTTTATTTGAGCAAATGGAAAGGCTACAAGATGATGATCTAAAAGGTGAAAATCTTGAAACAGAGCTTAAAAAGACTAAATCAATAGTAGATGTAGCAAGCACAGTCATAGAAAACGCTACATTATCGTTAGAGGCTCAAAAGTTTTTGATTGACATGGGAATATCAACAAAAGTAAATATACCAATGTTAGGGATAAGTGAAAAAAATGAAATATGAAAAAGAGCATATTGATTTTATAAAAGCTCATCAGGGAGCAAGTGCAAGAGAAATGGCGGAGCTATTTACTAAGCATTTCAATATACATGTTACAAAAAATCAGATGAAAGGTGTAATGTATCGAAACAACATAAGTAGTGGTAAAACAGGGAGATTTGAAAAAGGACATATACCTAATAGCAAAGGGCAAAAGATGTCTAAAGAACAATATGAAAAATGCAAGCCTACAATGTTTAAAAAAGGACATATTCCTAAAAATCATAGAGAGATAGGCTCTGAACGAATAACAAAAGACGGATATATAGAAGTTAAGATAGAAGATCCTGATGTATGGGGTTTAAAACATAGATTAATTTATGAAGAGCATTATGGAGAAATACCTGCAGGATATTCTGTGATTTTTGGAGACGGAGATAAACTAAACTGTAATATAGACAATCTTATATTGGTATCAAGAAGTGAGCTTTTGATAATGAATAGAAATAAGTTGATAAAAAATGACAGTGTATTAACGAAAGTAGGAGTAAATATAGCTAAATTACTTGATACAATGAACAAGAAGAAAAGGGAGTGAAAAAAGTGGGTAGAGGACGAGCAAAAAAAGAAAAAGAAAGTGAATATACCTTTGAAATGGCACAAAGGCTATATTTTGAAGAGGGAAGAAGTATAAAAGAAATAGCAAATATTATGAACGTGAAAGAAAGCAGTATTAAAACATACATCAGCCAAGAGAGAAATGTAAGCATTAATAAATCATATAAACAAATAGTAAAAGAGGAAAAGGAAAGGCGAGCAAGGACAGGAATACGTTGGGGAGCAGGATATATCAAAGTTGAGCCACGACCTGTTGAAAAGTTTGATTTATCTGAATATTATACTATACCTTTTAATGGCAGGAAAAGAGATAAGGTCGTGAATGATGAATGAAAGGAGTATGGCCATGAAAAATATACTAAGATATCCGGGGGCAAAATGGAGAATAGTACCATGGATATTAGAGCATATTCCAAAGCATCATAGCTATGTAGAGGCTTATTTTGGGAGTGGAGCTGTATTTTTCAATAAAGAAAAGTCGAATATAGAGACTATTAACGATATTGATAATGATGTTGTGAATTTATTTGAAGTAATAAGAGAAAATGCTGATGAGCTTGTAAAACAGCTTGAAATGATACCTTATTCAAGAGCTGTATACGAACGAGCATTTAAAGAGCATACACAAGATAAAGTTCAAAGAGCTGTAAACCTGCTAATACGAGCGTGGCAGGGACACGGCTTTAAGACATGTACAAAAACAGGATGGAAAAATGATGTACAAGGCAGAGAAAAAGCCTACTGCGTGCATAATTGGAACAAGTTGCCTACTTGGATATTGGAAGTAGTTGAAAGACTAAAAGAAGTGCAGATTGAAAATAGACCTGCACTTGAAGTTATAAAAAGACATAACTTTGAAAAATGTTTTATATATTTAGATCCGCCTTATTTGCTTGATACACGTTCAGGAAAGCAATACAAATATGAGATGAGCAAAGAAGAGCATATTGACTTACTTGAATGTATCATAGATATGAAAGCAAAGATAATGATAAGCGGATATGACAATGATTTATATAACGAGTATTTAAAAGAGTGGAATACTGATTATATAAATTGTCAAAAGGAATACGGCGGTTTGGCAAAAGAGAAAGTATGGTTTAATTACGAATATCAAAGCCAACAAAGATTTAATTTTTAAATGTAAAAGTAAGAGGTGATTGTTATAGAAAATAAAAATCACAATAAAATATATGTCTGTAATGGTGCAAGTAATCATAGTAAAGCAGGAAATAGAGCTATATTAGATTATTATGCTACAGAGCCAAGAGCAACAGAAGTATTATTAGATGTAGAAAAGTTTAATCGAAATATTTGGGAATGTGCTTGCGGAGAAATGCACATATCAGACATTTTAGAAGAATATGGATACAAGGTTTATAAAACTGATATTGTGGAGCGTTCACGGAAATTAGATGATGTAATAGATTTTCTTGAATATTGTAAGCCTTGGAGCGGAGATATAATAACAAATCCGCCTTACAAGCAGGCAAGACAATTTATACAAAAAGCATTGGATATTGTGTCTATGGGAAATAAGGTTGCTATGTTTTTAAAACTTACATTTCTTGAAAGCAAAGACAGAAAACAATTTTTCTTAGAAAATCCACCTAAAACAGTGTATGTATCATCTTCAAGATTATATTGTGCCAAAAATGGTGATTTTTCAAAACCATATAGCAGTGCAGTCGCCTATGCTTGGTATCTGTGGGAAAAGGGATACCAAGGCGAAACTATAATAAAATGGATAAATTAAATGAAAAATAAGAGAGAAAGTGGTGATAGATAATGAATAAACGACAAAAAGTACACAATAAATATAACGGACATTGTGCATATTGCGGAAAAGAAATGAAGATTGAAGATATGCAGATAGACCATATCGTTCCGCAAAAACAACATGGTTCAGATGATATAGAAAATCTGAATCCAAGTTGTAGGCTGTGTAATCATTACAAAAGAGCCAAGAATATAAAACAGTACAGAAAGTATATATCAACATTAATAGAAAGAGTAAAAAAGATATATATTGTTAGAGTAGCTTTAAACTATGGAATATTACAGGAATTTAATTGGAATGGTAAATTCTATTTTGAAACACAAGGAGTAAAAAATGAGAGAAATTAAATTTAGAGCGTTTTTAAAATCTAATCAAGTAATGTATGATGTGCTAACACTTGATTTTATAGATAATAAGGTACTAATAAACAATGAAGAAAAGCAATTAAGGGGATATGTTAAATATCAAGATGTTGAACTAATGCAATATACAGGTCTCAAAGACAAGAACGGAAAAGATATATACGAGGGCGATATAGTAGAGGCTTGGAGCGAGGGGAAAAAAGCTATAGGAAAAGTTAAACAAAGAATAGATGGACTATGGCTTATGTATCCTGCGTGGCAAAGCGGCAAGAGTTGGGGGCTTATGCCAAATGAAGAAAGAAACACAACAGTTAAAATTATAGGCAATATATACGAAAATAAAGAACTTAAGGAGATTAATAAAATGATAGACATTAATGAGCTAAAAAACAAACAAATTGAAGCATATAAAAAAAGATTTGAAAGATGGTACACAAAATCTCAAATAGAAAAAGAAATAGAAATATCAGCACTAAAAGGATATAGAAAACTACGTATAGAAATTAGAGAAGAACATGATGAAACTATAAAATTAATGAAAGAAGATGAAACATTCATACATCTTTTAAAAGAAAAATTACCTGAATTTAACATCAATAGATATAAATATCAATATAAAGGAATATTCAATATAACGGTATATTGCGATTATGTGACAATAACTTGGTAAAAGTGAAAGGATAAAAAATGAGAAATTTTGAAGAACTACAAAAACTAACGTTAGAGTGGGCGAAAGATAAAGACCTGCTACACGCAGATAATACAGATAAACAGTTTTTAAAATTCATTGAAGAAGTATTTGAATTTAAAACAGAATATGATATTTTTTGGCATGAAGTAGAAAGACAAGGTAGTATAAGTAGAGAAATGATAAATTCTCTATTACTTGAAATGGGCGATATATTCGTAACATTGATAGTCTTATGTAGGCAAATAGGCATAGAGCCTACAAAATGCCTTGATATGGCTTATGAGAAAATAAAAGGCAGAACAGGCAAGACAGTCAACGGCATATTTATAAAACAAGAAGACTTGAAAGAATGAGGTGTTACATTGAATAAAAAAGAGCTGAAAAGACTTAGATATACTCAAGAATATATAAATACAAAAAAAGTTGAGATTGATCTACTTAAAAAAGATTTGACATATATACGAGGTTTAGACTACACAAAAGAGCATACACAAGGCGGTAATGTCAAAACACAAGAAGATTTGATATGTGAAATAGTCTCACAAGAACAAGAACTTATGAGAAGATATAAAGAGTTATACAACGATAAGCAAAGAGCACGAGAAAAAATAATGCTTGTTGATGACAAGAGATATCAGATTATACTATATCAATATTACTTATTGAACAAAAGCCTTGATGAAATAGCTGAGGCAATGCACTATACAACAAGGCATGTACAGAGATTGCACGGTTACGCATTAGAGGCAATTAAAAAAATATAAAGATGTCGTAAAATGTCGCAAATGAATGTGATATAATGATATTGTGAAAATGACACATAGTTACTCCTAATTATAAAATTTATGTAGCAAAAGAGTCTTGCAAATGCAAGGCTTTTTTGTTATAGTATATAAAGATAAAATATCAAAGGAAGAGGTTTAATAAGAAAAGCACCTATTTTGCAGGTGCTTTTCTTATTATCAAGTTATCATTATCAATAACTTTTTCAATATCATTAATAGTTTTATCATCATTGATAAAACCAAGCTGCAAAGCTTCCTTTAATGATATGTTGATGGTAAAGCTGGAAATATATCCATTCCCAGCTTTTTTTGGAACAAGTTTAATCGGTTTAACATCCATAAACTATTTGACCTTTCTTACTTTAATAAAAGCTACTAAGCTTAATATTAAAGCTGATATTGATATGACAAGTGTTAATAGTTGCATAATATCAACATTAGAGATATAATATACTTAGCCCTCCGGAGAGGGCGGGGATTTTATTCCCCGTTTGGTTTAGTGGCTGACTTGTACAACAGATAAGCGGTGTAGGCGTTTATCAGTGCTGTTATCAAGTTAGCCGCTGTTATTATTACCTCTAACATTTGTTCACCTCCTTTCTATAAGAATATTATATCATTACGCACCGTAAAAGTCAATAGTTTTTTTAAAATTTTTTTAGCATTTTCATTTACTTGAAAGTGCTTTTTTTGTGTGAAAATTATGGAATACAGAATAATTAAAAAAACGTATGGATATGTAGTTGTCAATGTTACATTAAACACACATGCACATATACCAACATACAAAGGTTGCAGGATATTATTACATTTAATAAAAAAGAATATTGAGATAAAAGATAAGTATTTAAGACGAGCCAAAGAGCGTCTACTGAAAGGAAAATAATAATGGCAAAAGATTTTTCAAAACAATTCTATCACAGCAAGTCGTGGATAAAGTGTCGAGCATCATATATAGCAGAGCGAATAAATATTGACGGCGGAATGTGTGAACATTGCAAAGAAAGATTAGGTTACATAGTAGACCACAAGGAAGAGCTGACACCAAGCAACATTGACGATCCTGATATAAGTCTTAATCAAAATAATTTTCAATATTTGTGTTTGGATTGTCACAATAAAAAGACTTTGAAGAAAAATTTTGCGGGAGACTTCGACGAGAATGGACAGCCACTCCCCCCTGTTCAGTAGCTCGTGAAAAAGCCGTCGGGACCGAAGGGGGGACTTTCGTTTAATAAAAATGCAATTTTCACATGACCCCCCCTCAAAAATGAAAGGTGGTGATTTGAGTGAGAGCGAGTGAAAAGACTAAAAAAGAAATCAAGAAAAAGACAAAGATAGTAAAAGATAAAGCTTTAAAGCAAGATGTAGTTGAAGATAAGAAGATAAAGAAGAATGTAGCAAAAGATAGACAGACAAAAAATGAGATTGCAAGGCTTACAAAAATCTTTAAAGATATTGATAAAAACAAAAAATTGAGTGCAAAAGGACTAATTGAAGAGGCTGCATATATGAAATCCACACTCAAAGAGCTGAAATCTTTCATTGACGAAAATGGAGCAATAGATGAAATGCAACAAGGGAGCTACACTATACTAAGAGAAAATCCTGCTTTGAAATCTTATAACACTATGATCCAACGATACACCACAGTTATAAAGGAATTGATAAATTTACTGCCAAAAGATATCCAAAAAGAGACATCCGACGGATTTGATGAGTTCGTAGGTGGTAGACTTGACTAAGGTAAAAAAGCCAACTACAGCTAAAAAAAGGAGTAAAGAGCAATGTAAAGATATCATCTATACAAGAGAAGATGAAAATATAATATACGGCAAGGAAAAGCCAACAACAACCGCTAACGGCATAAGAAGATATTCAGAAAAATACAATCCTATTTTAGAATACTATGAGCAAATAGAGAAAAAACAAGTTATTGTATCGGTCAAAATAAAAAAGACATTTGAAAAGATTAAAAAAGACTTGGAAAACAAGCAATCTGAATGGTACTACTCAACACATAGAGCAAATCATATTATTGAGTTTGCTGAAAATTTTTGCCGTCATAGTAAGGGAAAACAAGGCGGTAAGAAAATAGTATTGGAGCTGTGGGAAAAGGCGATACTTGCAACGATATTCGGCTTTATCAATATAAACGGCATTAGGAAGTATCAAAGAGCAGTACTAATAATCGGTAAAAAAAACGGTAAGTCTTTACTCGGCTCGATTATAGGCTTATATCTACAAGTTGGCGACGGCGAGAGCGGTCCGGAAGTATATGCGGTGGCGACAAAAAAAGACCAATCAAAGATAATATGGCAAGAGTCAAAATCAATGGTTAGGAAGTCACCAACACTTAGAAAAAGAATTAAGCCACTTACTCATGAATTGGACAGCAGAGAATTTAACGACGGTATATTTAAACCTCTTGCAAGTGACAGTGATACACTTGACGGATTAAATATCCACGGCGTATTAATGGACGAATTTCATCAATGGAAAAATGGCAGACCTCTATATGACATAATGGCGGATGGTATAACAGCAAGGGAACAGCCGCTAATATTCATGTGTAGCACTGCAGGAACAATCAGAGAAGATATATACGACGAGATTTACGAAGAGGCGGAGCTGACAATAAACAGCTATGAATTAGAAGAGGGTTACACTGATGAACGCTCTATTTTTTTTGTATATGAATTAGATACAAGGGAAGAGTGGACAGAGGAGCAGAGTTGGTATAAAGCAAATCCCGGACTTGGAACAATTAAAAATCTAAGGACACTAAGAGAAAAAGTAGACAGAGCAAAAGAAAATAATACACTTGTAAAAAATCTTGTCTGTAAAGAGTTTAACATCAGAGAAACATCAACAGAGGCTTGGCTTAATTTTGATGACATAAACAATAAAGCAAAATTTGACATAAGGCAGCTTAAACCAAGTTATGGAATAGGCGGAAGTGACCTGTCATCAACAACAGACCTTACATGTGGAACTATTATATTTATGCTGCCAAACGACAGCAATATATATGTAGAGCAGATGTATTTTTTACCAGAGGATTTGTTGGAAGAAAGAGTAAGAGAAGACAAGATACCTTACGACAAGTGGAAAGAACAGGGACTACTTAGAGTATCTCAAGGAAACAAGGTACATTACAGAGATGTCAAAAAGTGGTTCGTGGAGATGAAAGAAGTTTGCGATATATATATACCTTTTCACGGTTACGACGGTTGGAGTTCAACGTATTATGTTGAAGATATGAGAGACTATTTCGGGAAAACCGCTATGGAAGAAGTAATGCAAGGGAAAAAGACCTTATCAGCACCAATGAAGAGCTTGGGAGCTGACTTAAGGGCAAAAAAAGTAATATATAATAACAATCCGATTTTGAAATGGTGTCTTGCAAATGTCACTGTAGACAGGGACAAGAACAACAATATACAGCCAATTAAAGGCAGTAACTCAAAACGCAGGATAGACGGCTTTGCAAGTCTATTAGACGCTTATGTTGTACTTGAAAGACACTATGATGAATATATAAGTTTAATTTAAAGGGGGTGAAGAAAATAAAAATAGTAGACAAAATCAAAAATATTTTCAAAAACAATATGGTTACTGTTACAAGCTACAAAATGATTACTGAATCAGGAAGTGGCTTTTTTAATTATGACGGAAAATTGTATAAATCCGACATAGTGAGGTCGTGTATTAGACCAAAAGCACAAGCTATAGGAAAAATCTTAGGAAAGCATATAAGAGAAGATCCTAAAAGTGGAATAAAGGTAAATCCTGAGCCATATATAAGATTTTTACTTGAAGAACCTAATCCATTTATGACAGGACAGGTTTTGCAAGAGAAATTGACTGTTCAATTAATGCTTAATAATAATGCCTTTGCATACATTCAGCGTGATGAGAACGAATTTCCCATTGCAATATATCCGATTAACTCTTCAAATGTCTATCTATTACAAGATGACAACTACAATCTGTATCTTAGATTTTTTACGAGGAACGGAAGAAACTACACATTCAAATATTCGGATGTAATACATCTAAGACGTGATTTTTGCAATGATGACATATTCGGAGACAATCCTGCTCCGGCACTAACTCAACTTATGGAAGTCGTAGGAACGACAGACCAAAGTATTGTAAATGCGATAAAAAACTCATCTGTAATAAGATGGCTTTTAAAATATCATGTTGCTATGAAACCTGAAGATTTGAAAAAGCAGACTAAAACATTTGTTGATGATTTTTTGAAAATTGAAGACGGTTCAGGCGGAAATTCCACAGGAGCAGCAGCGACTGACTCAAAGTTTGACGCACAACAGGTAGATCCTAAAGACTATGTACCTAATGCACAGCTTGTAGACAGGACAACACAGAGAATATACAGCTTTTTCAATACAAATCTGAATATTGTACAATCCTCTTACAATGAGGATGAATGGATTTCGTATTATGAGGCTGAATGCGAACCTGTCATAACACAACTATCAGGAGAATATACAAGAAAACTATTTACAAGACGTGAAAGAGGATGCGGAAATAAAATAGTATTTGAAAGTTCCAATCTTACATTTGCGAGCATGTCAACAAAATTAGGCTTGGTACAATTCGTTGACAGAGGCATATTAAATCCAAATGAAATTAGGGCAATACTCAACCTTGCACCGATTGAAAGTGGAGATCAATATATAAGAAGACTTGATACAAGACCAACTGATGAGTAGGAAAGGGGGTGAATAAATGGCAAAGGTAAGGATAGCAGGTACAATCGTATCAAACGATGAAAAATGGATATATGATTGGTTTGACATTGACGCATTTTGCATTAATGATTTGCTAAAAGCTATAACTGATGACTATGAGCTTTTAGAAATTGAAATTAACTCTCCGGGCGGTAGTCTTTTTGCTGGAAGTGAAATTTATACAAAGATAAAAAATCATAAAGGCAAGAAAACAGTAACGATAACGGGACTTGCTGCAAGCAGTGCATCCGTCATAGCAATGTCAGGAGATATAATAAAAATGTCTCCAACCGCTCAAATGATGATACACAACGTATCGTCATACGGAAGTGGAGACTATAGAGATATGGAGCATTTAAGCACAGTATTAAAACAAGCAAATGAAGTAGTAGCAAATGCATATATGCTCAAAACAGGAAAAACCAAAGAAGAACTACTATCAATGATGAATAGTGAAAAGTGGTTTACACCACAAGAGGCAAAAGAACAAGGTTTCATAGATGAAATTTTGTTTACTGAAAATAACACAAGCAACAATCTGCAATTAGTTGCAGGATTTAAACCAAATATAATACCTGCTCAAATAATAAGTAAAATGAAGATGGAAAAAGAGCAGGAACAATTAAATTTATTAAAGTTAAAGGAGATAATGTAATGAAAAGAGAACAATATGTTAAACTAAGAAATGAGAAATTGACAAAAGCACAAGAATTGTTGGATGCAGGAAAGTTTGAAGAACTAAAAGCAATCAAAGAAGAGATTGAAAAGCTTGACAATGATTTTGAAAACATAGCAAAAGAACAGGCAAATCTTGCAGCATTAGAGGGCAAAGTTGCTAATATTGATATATCAAATCAATCTGTAGATGTTCCAAGTGCGAAAGTTATTTCTGATATTAAGCAACAAGAAGATATATCTTATGAAAATGTATTTGCCAAAGCTGCACTATTGCAACCTTTGAATAATGAAGAAATAGCAATATACAACAAGTACAACCCTGAAAATGTATATGTTCACAATACTACTAATACAGAAATAATGATACCGAAAACAGTAGTGGCAGGTATTGAAAACACTATGAAAGAATTGCATCCTATATTAAATGACGTGCAATCAACACATATAAAAGGTATAGTAAAGTATGTGAAACATACTAAAGTGAAAGACGGAGACGCTGACTACTACACAGAAGATACAGAGGTAAAAGACGAAGAAAATGAATTTGCAGAACTTACGCTTGGAGCTAAAGAGCTTGCAAAATCAGTAACAGTGACTTGGAAATTACAAGCAATGGCTGTAGATGAGTTTATCCCATATATTCAAAGGGAAATCGGTGAAAGAATGGGAAATGCAAAGGCAAGAGCATTTGTAAATGGTGCAGGAGACGCTAAATATCCGCAAGGTGTTATAACAGCAATAAAAGCCGAAAGTGGAACACCACAAAAGATAGAATTTGCCTCAGCAACAGGACTAACATATAAAGATATTACAAATGCTATGTCAAAAGTAAAATCAGCATATAAGAGTGGTGCAAAAATATATGCAAATAATACTACTGTTTGGAATGTACTTGCAAACATAGTGGATAAAATGGAAAGACCACTGTTTATACCTGATGTAACAGCCGGTGGAGTTGGTAGGATATTAGGTGTGCCTGTCTTTGAAGAAGACGCAATGAAAGATAATGAAATACTAATAGGGAATATGGCAAGTGGATATAAGGAAAATGTTCAAGAGGGAATGAAACTTGTAACAGACCAACACGCAAAGCCAAGAGCTACAGATTTTGTAGGATATGAAGTACACGACGGCGGAGTGTACGATACAAAAGCATTCGCATACATTGTAAAGGGGGTTTAGTAAATGAAATATAGAGTTATAGATGGTTTTTTGAACTCTAAAACTCAAGAATATATCCCTGTTGGCACAACACTGACAGATAGTGAGCCAAGAATAAAAGATTTTATAGCTGCACACGTTGTTGTAGCTATAGAAGATGAGCAAGACGAAACTGTTGAACTGACAACTACTCAAATAAAGCAAATACTTGATGAAAAGGGTATTGAGTATGACAAAAAAGCCAAAAAAGATGAGCTGTTAAGATTATTAGAGGGATTGGAGTGATCCACTCCCTCATTTTAATGGGGTGATATAATGGTTGAAAAAATAAAACACTCACTTAGAATAGGACATGACAGTATAAACAGTGACATACAAGAGCATATAGACGCTTGCAAGCTTGATTTAAAAAGAGTAGGAGTAAAAAAGATTGAAGATACAGACGCTTTGATTATTCAAGCTGTGAAACTGTATGTGAAATGGCACTTAAATTTTGAAGATGAGGCTGACAGGTACCAAAATGCTTATGAAATGCTGAGAAATTCTCTTGCGATGTGTGGTGATTACAATGTATGACGAGCAAATAACACTGATTGGAAAAAATACAGTTGTAAATATCCCCGGACAGGGCAGAGAAAAAAGGCAGGCAGAAAGAACTGTATTTGCAAAAGTATTAAGCATAGGCATGAATGAGTTTTATCAGGCAAGTGCGACAGGATTTAAGCCGGAACTGAAATTTGAAATTGCTGATTATCTTGACTATGACAATGAAAAAGAGCTTATATATAACAAAGTTAAATATCAAGTGCTTAGGACATATAGAAAAAATAAAAGGCAACTTGAAATAACTGTATATGGGGGTGTAAACATTGGCACTACCTAATGCAAGAATGAAGATAAACAGAAACGGAGTCACATTTGAAAGCAATGTTGACGCCGTACAATATTCGTTAGAGAATCTTATAAGAGCTGCACTTAGAGATACAGCTAAGTATCTAAGAAAACTCATGATACAAAAGCTGAAAAAACTGCCAGGAATGAAAAAATCCAAAAGGATATATAATTCAACACAATTTTGGGTTAGAAAAAAAGAAAATGATTTACAAATAGGGTTTAAACATGATAGTTGGTATGGGGCATTATCAGAGCTTGGTGACAAAAATCAACCTAAAAGAGGGATATTAAGAGATACAGTGTATGAAAATATTGACACAATACAAGAAATACAAGGTCAATATCTATCTGCACTAAGTGAGCAAAGTCCCGATGTGGAAGAAATAGGCGAAGAAATGGGAGCTGATGAGTCATGAAGTATTTAAAGATTGAAATTGAAAAA